ATGTATTTCTGGCCGATCCTGGCATCGGCGTGCGTGTATGTCATCGCACTGTCCGTCCTGGTTCCGCTCTTCGGTGTCGTCGAACGGGCAGGTGCCGATGAGGGGATCCCGACCCCGACACCTGCCCCGACAGCAGCGAAACAGCCCTCAGGCTCGCCCCCGAACTTCTCGATCGCAGTCGGCACGGACGACGAACCGCGTGAGATGCCGGCGATCCAGAGCGCAATGACGGACTACCTGTCGTTCTCCGATGAGTTCTTCACCCGGATCGAGCAGGGCGCGGTCGCTCCTGACTTCTCCACGACCGAACGCGAGCTCTCGCCTGAGTCCGCCCGTGCCCAGGTCGAAGACGGGACTTCGGTTCTCGCAGTCCTGCTGCCGAAGGACCTCACCCCTCGAGTCATGGACGACATCGGGGCGTACTATCGCGGCGACGCCAACGCCCCGCGTTATACGATCACGGTCCTGGCCAGCCCGCAGGCCTTGAACGAAGACGAGTTCATCCTGGACCAATATCGGGACCAGGTGATCCGCCAGGCCGAAGAGCATATCTCCGAGCAGATTCGAGTCGTGGCCCAGAAGTTCGGGTGCGAGGCCGGTGGCCAACAGGACTGCCCACATTCTCAGCAGGACGCGGAGCGCGCCTTCGAACGGCCCTTCGACATCAGGGTTGAGGATGTCAGCGGTCCACCGCCTATCGACTACTTCAGTCAGGAATCCGATGGTGACGGTCCTCCGCCAGCTGCGCAGCCCTCTGCCCCTGCACCGAAGGTCACGGCGTCCACGCCGCACGAGTCACAGCCGTCCACGATCGCCAGCCTCTCTGCCATCATCAGTGCGCTCGTCCTCGGTGCAGTCACTCTGGCCATGTTGTCGTCTGCAGCCATCAATCGAGCTGCGGGCCTTCAGCTCGTCATCATCGGACCATGGCGGTCGCTGTCGCCGCAGAGACCATTCCCCAGAAGAACGCTGCTGAGCCAGAAGTTCGGCTTGGCCGCCGCCGGGACCCTGGCACTGACGACGGTTGCCGGCATCGGTCTGATCTGGCCGGGGAGGAACATCGTGGACAGCCTCGGCGCCTACCCGAGTCTGCGGATGATCGCGATCATCGGATCCCTGTGTCTGGTCGGCCTGACTGTGGCTGTCGTGGTCCTCGCCGTGACCGATACCCTGGGGGTGCTGGCCGGAGCCGCCGTCGCCGTCGGCGCCATTGCCTGGGGAACTGTCTGGACTGCTGTGGCGAGTCTTCTCGATCCGAGCTACTCGGGCCTGTGGGCCAAGGCTCAGGTGCTCATCGGTGGGAACAGGCAGACCGTTGTCGAGCTGGGGCCGACAGTCGTCGTTCTGCTGTTCATCCTTGTCGCGTCTTTGCTCGGAAGCCTCACCGCGACCCGCGCCTTCGACCGGAGATTCAGCACTCAGATCAATCGATCATAGGCCGAACCGAGCCGGCGCAAGAGAGAACCCCTGTGCCGGTGTGTTTTCACCGGGCACAGGGGTTCTTTGCCGAGCCGCCTGGGAGAATCGAACTCCCGACCTATTCATTACGATGACGTCACATCAGCGGATGCCCGAGATTGCCGCACGATTACCGACGCGACGGTCTTGACCTGCGGATATACCGCGCCATGCACATAAAGTCCAGTGTTGGCGCGGATCACCTAATCGGGCGCAAAGCGCATCGTAAGCGCATAGTCCGGGGTCAGTGCTTCGCTTCGTAGTCGTCGGGCACGGGCGTCCGGTCGACGTACTTTCCCGACTTGGCTGGCACGAGGTATCCGACGATGCCGGCGATGATGGTAGTCACTGCGGCGGCGACTTGTCCGGGCACCTCAATGTTGTTCATCGTGGCGATCCAGACGAGGACTGTCACGACTGCACCGGCGATGACGGTTAGGCCGGTTTTGGCTGAGGGCTTGGCTTTCATGATGATTTCTCCGTTTCTGTGGTGGGTTATTCGGTGCCGACGCCGAGTGTCTGGGCGTAGACGTCGGCGAGGGACAGGCCGAGAATGGCGAGGCCGAACAGGAGGAACGGCGCGACCAGGCCCAGGGTGATCCCGGCGATGATGGCGATGAGCTTCACGTCAGGTCACCGGTCGATTGAACGCCTCATCCCAGACCTCACGGCCACCGAGCTCATCGACGGCGAGGCCCTGGGTGTTCTGGAATGCGCGAATGAGTGCGGCATACTCACTCCCGTAGTGGCCGTCGTTTCCGAACTTCGACAGGTAGGTCTTGCCCTTGCCGATGGACCAGCCGCGGCGGATGAGCTGCTCTGGCAGCGCCTTGAGCCACTCCTCGTCGTACTTTCCGCTCCACTTTTTGTTCTTGTAGAAGCCGGAATGCGAACGGTCGGGACCGTCCTTTGGTCCGATGTAGTGACCCTTGGGCCAGGGGAAGTCGTAGCCAGGGCCGGGCGCGTTGCCGCTCGGCTTGGACGGCTTCGGCTTCGTATCCTTCTCGAGCTTCGGCTTCCCGGCCTTCTCCCACGCGTCCAAGGTGTCGTCGCCGACGAGGCCGTCATCGGTCACGCCGAGCTGGCGCTGCAGGGCCTTGGTGTCGTCTTCAGTGTCCGAGCCGAAATACCCGTCCGCCGCTTTGCCGGAGTAGCCGAGGGCATCCTTCTGCCAGTCTTCGACGCGGGTGCGTCCGTCGCCGTCCTTGTCGTACAGGCCCAGCGGGGCATCCGGGCCGACGACGGTGTAGTCCGACCCGCCGCCACCCTTGACTGCATCGGCGCCGAGGATGCGCTTCATCGGCAGGTCGCCGGGATCACCGTGAGTGTTCTCCGGTGCGTGCTGGTGACCGAGGATGCCCTTGTATCGGGTCCATTCGCTGTTGGACATGCGCACGCTGCTGTTGCCGTAGGAGCTGGGGTATTTCTTCCAGGTCACGGAGGTCTTGAGCGGGATGCCCGTGGCCTTGTGGATCTTCTCGAGCAGCCACTTGAGTCGGCTCGCCATGGCATCGGACATGTCCGGAACGTAGGGGTAGCCGTACTTGCTGGCGAACGACGTGTCACAGGATCCAATGATCTCTATTTGGATCGTGCCGTCTCGGTTCGTCTGCACGCCACCCGCAGCATTGCGCAGCGCTCGCGCCGCCCGGTTCATCGGGGAATGCTGGCGGACCTCACCATTTCGGAGGTCGATGGTGAAGTGGGGTGCGGATGCTCCGCCGCCGTAGCTGGGGAAACTGCCCGTCTCGGTGGAGTGCAGGAGGATCTTGTCGGGGCTGGTGGTGAAGCTTCCGCCGTCGCGTCCCCAGGATTGGCGCTTAACGCCTGTGAGCCAAGTGGCCATGATGTGTATCTCCGTTCGTGACGAAACCCCGGCAGGAGTGTCCTGTCGGGGCTGGTGGTGCTGGGTGGTTACGGTGTCGCGGTCGGCGAGGGCGTCGGCTTAGAGGTGGGCGTAGGCTGCTTCGCCCGGCATGGCCCGTCGACGGTGATGCTGGTGTCGTCGGTGAAGGTGAACTTCCAGTCGCCGCCACTGGTGCACGCGACGCCGGAGATGCCACGTCCTGCGCTTCCCTTGGCGCCCTTTGGCCCAGGCGGTCCAGTCACGGAGTCGCCCTTCTCGCCTTTCGCTCCAGGTGGGCCGACTACTGTCTCCCCGTCGCTTCCAGGTGCTCCGCGTTCGCCAGCGGGTCCGGGCACTTCGGAGTCCTCGCCGGGAATTCCGGCTGGTCCTGGAATGTCGGAGTCCTGGCCTTTCTCGCCAGCGGGTCCGGGCACGTCCGAGTCCTCGCCGTCTCCACCCTGCTGACCGGTGGGTCCGGGAATGGTGGAGCGTGGACCGGGCCTGCCGCGCACTCCCTGCGGTCCAGCGGGTCCAGCTTTCGTGGGTTTGGCCACGTCCTTTTTGACCTGCTTGGCTTTCGCGCAGATATCGCGCCCGTCGATTTCCACTGACCCTTCTGAGCAGGCGTTGGTCACTTCGTCGGCGAGTGAGTTGGCGTTCTCACTCGCATTATCAGCTTCCTGCTGGGTGGAGTATTGACTCCAAACGCCGAACGCTCCAAGTAGCAGAATGAGCAAGATACCCACGGCCATAGACCAGCGCGGCGGGAATTCCTTGTCGCGTCGGGTGTCATGCTGTCCCATGGTCACTCACCTCCCCTCTCACGCTTGCCCAGGTCGGCTTCGAGTTCCACGATCCGCTTGTCTCGGTCCTTGACCATGCCGCGCAGTCGGTCGTTGTCGTCCCGCACTCGTTTGTTGTCGGCTTGTTCGCGGTCAATGTCTTCTCGCAGTTCGGCACGACGTTCGGACGAGTGTTTCTTGTCCGTGACGAACAGCCAGACGGCGACGGCAACGACACCGCCCGGGCCGCCATAGTTTTGGAGTAGGGACGGAATATCCACGACATGCGTCCTCCCTTACTCTCCGCTGGTCGGCGCATCCTCTGCGGGGGTGAGCTTCTGCAGTTCGGCTCGAAGTCGAGCGTTGTCGATCTTGAGCTGCAGGTTCTCGTTGGCGTATTCGACGAGGACGGTGGTCTCGGGTGACATTTCAGGGTTCATGCTGTTTCTCCAAGTTTCGTTTCGAGAGCGTCCACGCGGTCACGCAGACGCCGGATTATGGGGATGAGGGCCGGGGCGATGCGGTCGTAGAGAACCCACTCAGGCTCTCCGTCCTCGTAGCCGACGAACATGCTGAGTCCAGCGGCTTCGAGGTCTTCGGCCACAACTCCTGGAACGCGGTCGAGGCTTCCGCTTCCACGGAGTATGTCGCCAGGGTCGTCGCCGTTCTCAATCGCCGTCTGGTGCTTGGCATAGAGTTCAGCTGCCCTGCGATCGATCCAGGTTTTAGGCTCGACAGAGAGAAGCTTGTCCTCGAATGACTCGATCGTGGATTCGATGGGTTCTTCGACGAGCTTGAACTTTCGCGCCGACCCCATAGAAACGAGCTGTCCATCGATACGGCCAAGCGGCGAAGCATTGCTTCCCGCATCGACATATGGGAGATACATGCGGGCGAAGTTGAACGTCAAGTCGCGGGATCCGGAGTTTATGCCCGACCCGTCCGCTGTTGCATAGAGAGACCCAACAAGATCACCGTGGGAGTCTCTGCTCCCCAGCCATGCGTACCGGTCGCGCATGGCCAATGATGTAAACCCGGCGTTCGTTGGGTGCCTGTAGCCAATCCACGCCGTACCGGTGTCACCCGCTCCACGCTTGAAGTACATGTATGGGGCATCATTGGTCGATGACCCGATGCGCATGAGATTGTCGGCCATGCTCGCCTGAACGCGCCAATCCTCATGGCTAGACCCCGTACCCTTCCATGTGCGGAGCTCGAACCCATCGCCACGCTCCATGAGATTTAGATACGAGTTGCCATCCGTGACGCCTGGCCCCTGGATGAGGGTACGCATTTTGTCGGGCTCGTCGGTGTCTTCGCTATAAACGACCCCCGGAGGGTAGTTGTATATGCTCGAGTCCTGCCATTGAATGGCAGGCCCGCCCCCCTGGTAGTTGTCACCAACTTCGATCGTGATGCCCTTCGACGTCTGCCGGAGTGCACCCTTCATCGAAATGGACCCATCCGACGTTTGCGTAGTCAGAACAGTATTGCCCGACGAGTCGTAAGACTTGAGCCCCTCCACATCCAGCTCAGTACGACGCCCCGACGCCGCCGTGCGGATCCGGGCACCCGTGATGAGCTTGCCGTCGATGGCGCCAGCGTTGATCTTGTCCGCCGTGATCGCGTTGGCGGAGATATGGTCAGCCTCGATCGCGAGAGCAGCGATCTTGCCAGCAGTGATGGCGTTGGCGAGGATCTTGTCCGTCGTGATTGCGCCATCCTCGATGAGAGTGGCACCGACCTGCGGGCGACCATGCATATCACGTACCGACAGCCAGCCTTCGTCGAATGAGGCGGTAGGGAGCAAGCCGATCCTGACGTAAACGGCATCACTAGGGGCTACCGCTGACCCGGACACTGCCCCCAACCCTGTCGCCGCCAGCAGCGAACTCAGGTAAATGCGGTCCCGGTCGTAGAAGTACAGTCGGACATTCAGGTTCACGTCTCCCGTTAACCCGCTGTACTGCCCCACCCACGCCTCAGCCTGAACAGAACGACCCGGATTCGTGGAACGATACGGGCCCAATGCCCGAGACCCCGATGGCAACTGCAAGCCCACCCCGTCGTATGCGGCAGACCAACCGAAGAAGGACGCCCCGCTCCCAAGCTCCCAATCCGAGCCATGCACCGCCGGCGACGGAGCAAGTTCTTCCAGGGAACCAACCAATAGCTTGTCGGCGGTAATAGTCCCTGCTTCGATGTGGTCGCCACTCATCTCACCCACAGTGATATCCCCGGCACTGAGTGAGCCGACTACTCCCGACTCAGCAGTGATCGCCCCGGTGGCGATCTTGCCGGTGGTGATCGCGCCATCCTCGATGAGGGTCGATCCGACCGAACCGCCCACGAGAACCGCGTCCGCCAGAATCTTACTGGCAGTAATATGTCGAGCTTCGATTGCCCCGGCTGCAATTGCGTTTGCCTCGATGGCATTGGCGGCCACGTTGTTCGCCTCAATGGCGTTGGCTGCCACCTTGTCCGTCGTGATCGCGCCGTCTTCAATGAGGGTAGCGCCCGTCATCGGCAGCAGGACGGGGGCGGAGAAAGACACCTTTGCGCCCACGGGGGCGCCAGCGTTAACCCTCAGCCCAAACGCGAGGCGGTTGAACCCATCAGGGATGGTCCATTCGCCATCCAGCTTCACCCAGGTGTCGGCAGGCGTATCATCCCATCGAGTGATCTGCGCAGGATCGGCCCAACTGAGATCGCTCGTTCCAAGTTTCCGAAGGCGACCACCGATCCGAAGGATTCCTCCCGGCAGGGGCTTATCCGATCGCGCCCAAACGGATGCCGAGTAGGTTCGATCCGACTGCACTGCGGCCAGGTCAGGAGAGAATGATCCCGAAGCGTCAGTGTCCAGGCCGCCCAGATATGGAGCGAGGGCATAGTCGGTTGCAGCGAAAGTGACGACGGGCTCATCGGTTGGCCCCCCGTAAGTCTCGACCACCGCATCATAGAGCGGACTCCATCCGGCCATTTCGCCGATAAACGTCGAGTTGGTGAGCAAGTTACCGGCACCGCCGACTAGAATCTTGTCTGCAGTGACCGATCCTGCTTCGATCCTTCGCGCATCGAGATAGCCTGTTCCTATCTTCGCCGCATCGACGTTTCCGAGCACGGTGTCGCCGATAAGGTTCGAGACCCACACAGCGCCGTTCCATCGCCAGCGGGACACGGAGCGACCACCGGAACCCATGGACGACATGATTTCCCAAATGTCGCCAACTGCGCCGGAGTACTGGTTCGGCGGGGTGCTGGTGGACTGAGTAATCGTGCTCTTGCCGTCGACGGACGTGCGCACGCGATCAATATCGGCCGCAAGGTCGCCACGCGCCTGCTGGATGGTCTGGTCGATGCTGTCGGCTAGCGCGTTTCGTGCATCCTCGGCCCTCCGTTCAGCGTCGGTAATGTCCTGACCAAACTGGTCTTGCGCATCCTTGATCGTATCGATTCGCTCGTCCGCCGCAGAGGTCCAGCTCACGCCGTCGAACCGATGGAGCTTATTCTTCCCCGCTGTGGATGTGTCGAACCACAGATCGCCGGTCTTCGGCTTCGGGTCCGTGGTCTCGTCAGGCGCAGTCGGCAGCCAGTAGGTGGTGATGCCGTTGGCATCGACAATGACATTCTCAATCGCCTGGTTGAGGTCGTCGACTGCGGTGTTGATCTTGTCGTCGATGCCGGTGAGTTCGTCGCGGATCGAGTCATCGTCCACGAGCTTTCGCGGAGTCACCGACTGGGCGGGAGTCATAGCGGACTCGTTGCCCACATGATCCACCGCAGACACCGCGACCCATACGGGCGCGTCAGGTGTCATGCTCCCCGAGTTCCAGGATCCGGGCTGTGTGAGCGTGCCGACCTGCTCAGCACCGACCATATCCTCGGCAGGCGCGAAGTAGATGCGGGTGTGGTCGAAGTCGACGGGCATCGCTTCGCCGAACTCGTCGAGCCCATCGACGTCGACGGTGACGATCCGCAGATCCGTGGTCACGGTCGGCAGAGATGGCACGTTCGGCGGTTCGGTGTCCTGCGTCATGGTCAGCGTCACGACGTCGGAGAACGGGCCTGGGCGGGTTGACGCTTCCGCGATCGCTCGCACACGCCACTGGTACTCCATGGCGTTGCCGAACGTGTCAGTTAGGACGACGGGCGAGTGGTTGACGGACGTGGAGCCATCGGTGACAGCGACACGGGTCCACGTTTCCTGCGTCTCATTACGACGCCACCAAAGCTCATAGCCGCCAATCTCGACAGCCGTCCCCTTGGTCGATTCGGTGACACTTCCCCATCCTGCCGTAATCTGGCCGCGGGCAATGCCCTGCCGGTCGAGGTAGACCTGCTGGTCGATGACCAGACCCTCGGGTGCGGCTGGCTCGATGCCTGGCTTCGCTGGCGGTGTCGGCTGGGTGCCGTCGCCACCCGAGCCTGTGGAGCCATTGACAATGCCACTGGTGCGCTTCGCCAGCTTGAGGAGGAGCTCCTGCAGGCGGTCGTTGATGACGGTGTGGATGGTCCATTCCTGGCCGTCACGCGCCAGCTGGATCTCACGCACCCGGTAGCGCTCCCACTCTCCCCCGGTGTGGACCTGCACGTAGTCGCCGACGCGGTAATCGCGGAACGGCAGGAACGCGGCACCAGCGGCGGACTGTGAGCGGGTGATTTCCCGAACCTCACGCGAACCGCGATGCAGAGCTTCATCGACCATGAGGCGTGCCGTGCCATTGTCGGACACGCCGCCCTGTTCAATGGTGACTTCGAGTCGCCCGTAGTCGTCGGGTGCGGTCGGGTTGTCGACCTCAAGCTCGAATCCCTCATCGCCCATGAGCAGGGCAGAGTTCGCGAGGTCTTCGAGGGTGTACTTCACCGGCGCTTCGGTGACGGCACCGTGGACGCGAACAGGGTTGTTCCCAGTGGTGAGGTCGCGGCCCATCGTTGTCTCGGGGTCGAATAGCTCAATGGTGCGCCCGTTCATGCGGTAGTCGCACATGCCCTGCTCGACGAGGTTCTCAAGCACCGACCCAATCGGCAGGCCAGGGCTGTAGTAGATCGTGGCGACCTTGGCCCAAGCCTTTCCGGATGAGTCTTTCGCGGCAGTGAAGTTCCCGATCTCGATGCCATCAGCCGCGCCACGGTCCTGCGCTTCGAGGATGAGGGTCCGGAGGATTTGGCCGGGGCTGGCCTGGTAGAAGGGTCGTTTGCCGTCGATGAGTTCGAGATCCCCATTGCCGACGCGAGCCTTGCCGAGTACCCATTCGCGGCCCACGAAGCGCAGTGTGCGCATTCCTGCTTGGTCGGTGTCCTCGTGCTCACCGGACAGGCGCAGCAGAGACGGTCCAGCGGGTGCCCAGTTGTGGCCCTCATCGAAAGTGACTTCTGCCTGCACTTCGAGGAACGTGGGCAGGTCGCGGGCGTTGACCGCTTTGGCCGAGTAGGTGAGCTCGAGAGTTCCGCGGGTGCCGAAGGTGTCGCCGATGTTGACGGAGTTCGCCCTCGGCAACTGGTAGAGCTTAGCGCCAGTCTGGGGATCGTATGCGACGAAGCGGAAATCCAAGGTGTTCTCCTATAGGTGCGAAGTGCGTGCCCGAATCTGGACCGCCGTGGCCGACGTGGTGCCGGTGGCCGTGAACGTGATCGCGGGTGCCGTGGTGGGATCGCCGCCAGGAGTGAGCCCAGGTATCGGCGTAAGTGGGAATAGTGTGGTGTCGGAGCGTGGACCGGAGCCGACGATGCTGGCCGTGGCGTTCGTGCCGGTCGACCCCCAGGACACGCTCGCGCCGAGGGTGGATCGCCATTGACTGGTGTCGATGAGTAGCTTCTGCCCTGCCGGGACGGAGCCCGTATATTTGAGCTTCGAGCCGGTCGCGACATCCTCAATCTCAGGCGTGGTAGCTGGCCCTGTGATGAGCACGAGCGAGTCCGTGATGGGTCGTGAGCCGCCGTCGAGCGTGCCCACGTCCTCTGCGTCGGCGCTCAGTGGGTCTGGGTGAGCCCATGTGGCCGATGGCCCGCGCCAGATGCCAGACGGGATCGATAGGGTGACGCTGAGCCGTGCGTAATGGTCAGTCATCACAGGATCGGAGATAGACGCGGGTTTCGCGTCGGCGACCAGTCCCCCGCGCCGTTCAACTTCGAGCGGCCCCGACGTGCGGCCGAGGAGCGAGCGGAGGAAGTTCACCCGCTCCTCGATCTGCGACGGCGTGCCGTACACGTTGATCTCCAATGCCAGCGCGGTCGCCTCGACTTGCTCCCCGTAGATGGGGATGTTGCCGTCGACACCGGGCACGCTCACGTCCACAGACCTGAACGCGACCGGCGTGCGACGTTGCGACGCCCGATGCACGGACCAGCGACCTTTCGGATCTGAGAGGGGAACTCCGTCGATCGTGTACATGTGACTCCTCTCAGATGCTCACGCCGATGTAGGCCGAAGCCTTGCGTGCTGTTTCGCTGGTCGGTTCGGCGACGGGGTTGACAACCGTGAAGTTGTTCGTCACGCCCGATGCCGATTGACCGCCAGCACCGTTTGCGCCGCCCAGGTTCGGGCCGGACATTCCCGGCACCGGCGGCACCTCGAACGCCGCAGCCTTCGTGATCGCCTCGGCCTGTCGCACCACGTCGGATTCCGCCATGGACATGCCTTTGGCGAAGTCTTCGGTGAGTGCTTGGCCGGAGTAGATCGTGTATCCCTTGCCCGAGAACGGCCCTTCCTTGGCTGGCGAGAACGGGAAGAAGTTCCGGATTCGGTTCAGCCCGTTCTTGACCGCGTTCACGGCGTTGTTGAAGGCGTTGACGATGCCGTCCTTGAAGCCGTCGATCATGGCCTTGCCGGAGTTGTAGAGCTTCGATCCGATGTTGCCGAGGGCGGACAGTGCCCGACCTGGCAGCTGGCGGACGAAGTTCACCGCACCGTTGATGCCGTTCGAGACACCATTCTTGATGGCGTTCCACGCATTCGAGGTCGTGCTCTTGACACTGTTCCAGGTGTTGCGGATCCAATTCTTGATCTGGTTCACCTTGTTCTGCACGGTCCGGACTGCGGCGACGATGGCCTTGGCCATGGCGAGCTTGATGCCGTTCCACAGCTTCGCGGTGGTGGACTTGATCCAGGTCCATCCATCGGAGATCCAGGTCTTCACCTTGTTCACGGCGTTCGTGATGGAGGTGATGATGCCGGTCCAGATGTCCTTGAGCTTGGTAAGGATCCAGTTCCACACTTGGGCAGTGACGGCCTTGATCTTGTCCCAGTGCTTAATGACCATGGCGATTGCCAGGCCGACCGGGCCAGTGATGATGCCGATAACGAGTGCCCAGTTATCCCGGATCCAGCTGATGATGCCGTTCCAGATTTCGGCAGTCTTCGTCTTGATCCAGTCCCAAGCACCGACGATCGCGTCTACGATATTGTTGAACGTCGTTGCCGCCCAGGTGACAATGCTGTTCCACAGGCCGACGATCCAGTCGATGAAGCCGTTCCAGATGTTGGCGCTGGTGGTTTTGATCCATTCCCAGGCGCCCACGATCGCATCGACGATTGCAGTCCACACGGTGACGGCTGTTTCCTTGATCCATTCCCACGCTTGGCCGAGCCAGTCCATGAACGCGGACCACATTTTCTTGCCGGTCTCCGTTTGGGTGAAGAACCAGACGAGAGCTGCCACAATCGCGACGACGGCGGCGATGATGAGAACGATGGGGTTGGCGAGCATCGTCAGCCACAGCGCCTTGAGTGCCCCGCCGACAGCCAACAGGCCGACCTTGAGCAGGCCGAGCAGTGGGCTAATCATGCGGAACAGTCCGCCGAGGATGTTCAGCGGTGCCGGGATCTTAGCGAGGACGCCGATAACCGTCCCGAACGTGGTAACGAGGGTGCCGATGGTCGAGACCATGGTGCCGATGACCAGCAGGACCGGACCCGCGGCAACAGCGACCCCGCCGAGGACGAGTGCGAACTTCTGCACCGGGCCAGGGAGGTTAGCGAACCATGTCACGACGGTCTTGATGCCGGAGAGGATCTTCGAGAACGCATCGCCGAGGGCCTGGCCGGTCTCGGCTGCCCATGCCTGCACTTCGTCGGACTTCATCCAGTCAATAAACTCAGCAATGGAGTCCTTCGACTGCTCGAACACTCCACCGAGGAGCTGTTCACCGATGATGCCGATGTAGGCTTTGGCGTTCTGGACCATGCCTTCCCAGGACTTGGCGTACTCGGTCGCCATGTCGCCGGCGAAGCCTTCCATGATGTCCATGAACTCGTCAGAGCTGATCTCGCCAGCCGACACCATTTCGCGTAGCTTCTCTTGCGGTACGCCGAGCTCCTTGGCCATGGTTGCGGAGAAGCCAGGCATGCGCTGCTCGATCATGTCGAGTTCGCCGGTCATGAGCTTTCCGGAGCCTTGGACTCGAGCGAAGATCTGGTTCATCTCGTCGAATGTGCCGTTGGAGCCAGCTACAGCACCGTCGAGGACTTTGATGTAGCGGGTGAGCTCCTTGCCCTCCTCGACGCCGGAGGCCATGCCGGACGCGGCGGCGCTGGTGGCTTCGCCCATGGTGAGCATGCCGCCCTCAAGTGCCTTCGTGAGCTGGCCGGTGATGCGGTTGACGTCTTCGGTGTTGTAGCCGAGGCCCTTGAGCTGTGCCTGGGCTGTGTCGACGGACTTGAGGCGCCCCCAGCCGAGAGCGGCGGTGAGTCCACCCACAGCGAGAGCGGCGCCACCCACCGGGGCTGTGATGCCCTTGGTGAGCTGCCCGCCCACGCCCTTGATGTTCTGGCCTACGCCGGTGATGGACTGCCCCACTGATTGGAACTTCTGCGAAGCGGACTGCCCCGCCTTCGTCATCCGGGATTCGAAGTCGGAGATCGAGGCATATGCTTTGCCGGCGTTCACCGAGATGTATGCAACCAATTCGCCGATGTTCAACGCCATGGGGAGTCCACCCGCCTTTCATGTGGTTTCCGCCGTCAGCGGGATTTCTTGGTCTTCTCAGGCGGGTAGAGCGTGAGGCGGAGCCGGGATGATTCGATGGCGAGGAGCCCGACGATGCGAACCTCAAGCCACCTCCACGACCGTTGGGCGAGGATCCCGGTGCCGACGTCTATGCCGTAGTGCTCTTGGAGGTCTGCTTCGATGTGGTTCCAGTGGCCGAGGATTTCTTTCCACTGCTTGCCGCCTTCTTGGACGCGGCGGCCTTCGGCTTCGTACCAGTCTGAGAGGCCGGTTTCTGGGTCGTAGTGCCCGCGCCCTGTTGGGTCTGGGTCGCCGTTCGGCGCTGAGCCCGATTGGGCTTGGGTGCTTTTCCCCCGGACTTCCAATACGCTTCGGCAGCTTCACCGCTATCGGAGACGGTATGGAACAGGAATGCGGTCATTTCGGCCAGCTCAAGCTCGCGGAAGGTGATGCCGTCGTCGAGCATCTGGTCGCGCAGTTCCTTGCCGAGGCTCATCTCGCCGAGGTTCTGCAGTTCCTCGACGGTGATGCCATGTTCTTTGACGATCTCGGCATTGACGGCCTCAGCGTCTTCGCCGGCGTTGATGCGTCGGGCCGCGCCTTCAAATGCGGCCATGCGCTCCTTGAGGATGAGGCCGGTCTTCGCGTCGATGGCGGGGATCGTGTACTCCCCCGAGCTCATGGGCAGGGTGAGTGTTGAGTCGAGCGTGTCTGTGGTTGATGCGAAACGCATGATTTCCTCCAAGTGTCCAAGTGTCCAAGTGGGTAAGTGTCCAAGTGAGTTAGGTGGAGCATCCCGGCCTGCCGCCACTTGGAAACGACAGGCCGGGATGGATCATGGGGTGAGGTTTAGGCGGTGCGCTTCCACGCAACGTCTGCATCGACAACGACTTCACCGACCGACGTGGGCGCAGTCGGCTCCTCCGCGTCCGACATGCCTCCGTTGAGCGCAGTCAGGGTCTCGCCGGTAGTCAGGTTGACCCGGTCGCCCAGCTTGTAGTCAGTCGATGCGACCCAGTCCTCAGCGACCCCGCCAGCGTCGACGATTGCGCCGCGCCCGGTGAGGGTGAACTCGGCGAGCTTGAGGTCGGTGCGTGCGCCGCCCTGTTCGGTGAACGTCGAATCGGACAGACCCATTTCGCCCTCGCCGGTGAGCTTGGAGGTCAGCTTCCACCAGACCATTCCGGCCTGGCCGGTTCCGCGCCCTGCATCCTTGAGGATCTCCTGGCCGGGGTCGACCGAGCCTGCCTGCGGACGCTTGGCGGTGCCCTCGATGGTGTATTCGAGGCCGGTGCCGGTCTGCGAGCCCCATGCACCGGAGTCGATGTCGGAGTCGTCCTCGAGGTTCTTCTCCACGGCAGGCGGCGTGATTTCCTGGATGCCGCGCACGATCGTCCAGTCGGTCACCGCGGAGGGGGTGGCAGCGTCCCCAGTGAATGCGGCGACTTCCAGAAGGTAGTCGGACACGAGGCCGGGGGTCATGGGCAGTTCAAATGTTTCGGACATGGGGTGCTCCTTATGTGTCGGTGCGGTGTCTGCCGGCCCTACTGACCTGCAGATAGTAGTTGTCGGTGATCTTGTGGTTCCCGCTGTCATCGACCCCGAGGTAGGCCGAGGAGTTGCGATAACAGTGGACGATGGGGATGCCGTGCCAGTCGGTGGCGGTGACCCCGTGGAGTCGGTCGAATACGGCTTCGGCCAGGCGCGGCGTGTCCCTGGTATCGCGAGACTCGGCCCGGATTGCCAGCTGCACGCCTTGGATGCTGTCGGTCATGGTGCCGTGGTCCTGGACGCCGTAGAAGGTCACGGCGATTGCCGTCCCGGTCTGCGGGAGTACGCCGAGGACTACGTTCGCTTCGAGGTCAGCGAGTGCGTCATAGATTCCATAAAACAGGGATTCGTGGTAGTTCACATCGGATCCTCCTGGCATCAGAGTTCACCGCGAAGCTCGGCGGCGATGATCCTGCCGAACGCGCCACTGTTGGAGTTGAGAGGCTTCTCTAGGTATTTGGCAGACCGGCCTTTGTCGTGGCGGTAGCTCATATTTTCGTGCTGCGTAACAGCGTTGATATGGGGCGTCGTATGAAACGGCACCCCGGACCACCTCCCCCGACTGCTCAGTGGACGCTCGCCCTGACCGCTCAAGGACTCCCGTCTCAATGGGCACGACCCTGCGCGATTCCCCGAGAAGGTGTTCAGCGGCCAGTGCCACGCCTCGACGGGATCCAGCACGAATCGCGGCTTTCGCGTCTTTGCCGGGGATGAACTTCGAGCGTGATGCCATGGCGGGCTCCTCCTATGTGGTGGTGACCTCGAAGTGGTCGGGAAGGTCGAGTGCGCCGCTGTAGTGGTTCGCGGCGGTGATGACGGTGCGCTCCCTGCCGTCGATGGTGGTCAACGATTCGGGGGTGAACTTCGCGCCGTGCGTGATTGGACCCTGGATGGTGGCTTCGGATACAACCTCGCGCCCGGTTGGGTCCCTGACCAGCTTTCGCGTGGAGTCAATGAAACAAGGAACATCGGCGGGATCGGCGTAGGTCTCACCGAACGGCCCGGTGCCTTCGTAGGTCTTCACAGTCGTGGTGTGCATCCAGAATTCGGCGAGCTCGTCAGCCACGGACGATCACCCGACCGTGCGCCAATGTGCCGAGGATGGCTCTCGCGTCGGGGCCGAGCACCGTCAAGGCGTTCGACAGCTCAAGGGCTGAGCGTTCCCCGGATTCGTAGGATATGGATGCGCCGGCAATGGACTTCGACGTCGCCACGCGCTTGGCAGCAACGCCAGCGATGCCATGCGCCGGGTTAATGTCCAGTGCTGCCCAGTAGTCCACCTGGGACACGACAGCAGCCTTGAACCTGGATCGAATGTCTTCGTTGATGGGCAGTCCCTCTGCGTCGACGGTGTAGAACGCGGTCAGTGTTGCATCATCGACCAGGGACGACGCGAGCCGGATTTGTGACTCGGCATTCTCGGGCGGATCGGTGAGGTCGGCGGGGGTTGCGTAGACAGGCATGGCACTCCTTGGGGTATGACGGCAGGACGCAGGAACGGTCATTGCACGGGATAGAAGGTGCGCGAAAGGATCCCGCGACCGAACCTTGCCGGAAAATGTGACGTGGCTCTGCGCTCCGGTTTGACGTCCAGCCGTCTGATTCGTGGTTACGCCGGCTCTTCGAGTGCCGCGACCCTGGCCTCGAGTTCGGACAGTGCGGAACTGTCAGCCTTCGCGGTCAGGTCGGACGCGTCCGCCTTGTCGGCCAGCGCTGCGGTGAGTCCGTCGATGTCGCCGATGGCGTGAGTGTGCGTGTCGGGGGCGAACGTGGACGGCTTCCCGCTCACGTCGGCCCATGACACGCTCACATCGCCGCCTTGCGCCTCAAGGTACTCGAGGAGCGGCACCGGGCCGTCGTCGGTGTTGACGTAGACGGCTTCAATGTTGAGTCCGAACTTTCCCTCGCCCGCCATCAGGAACCAGGCTCCAGTGCAGTGTCCGGCTGCCACTCATTGAGGTGAGTGGTCTCCTCGGTGTCCTGCGTGGTGGGATCTTCCGAGACGGCTCCTGGCCGTACTGGGCGAACGTCCTGCAGGGCGTGCAGTCCAGGGTTGACGACCGTGGGGCCGTGCGGGTTGTCCTCGCCAGCGTTCGAGGGTCCGAGGAAGTCCCCGACCTTCGGATCGACTGCACCATCGCGCAGCTTCGTTCCGACCTGTTCGTCTTCGAGTGTTCGGGGGTCAATCGGCATTGGTCTCTCCGTCCTCGTCGACCGGCTTAGCGGTGCGACGACGTGCGGGCCTTGGCTTCTCGACCGTGTAGCCCGTCTTTTCGAGGTAGTTGCGCAGGCCATCGGAGACCGCATCGACCTCGGCCACGCCATCCGTGAAGGACAGCGTGACCGGGCCGAATGTCGAATCACCAGTGACCGTAGACGGCGCGGTGATCTTGGTCGCCATGGTCAGACCGTGACGTTGCGAGCAACAGCGGCAGCGCGGGTCTTTTTGAGGACCACGCCGACAGGGCCCATCTCGACCTCGCCTGTCTTCACGGCACCGGGGGTGGTGAAGTCGGGCGCGAACTGCGAGACGAGCGAGCCGCCTGCAGTGGACACGCCGTGGAAGCCGTCGAGGCCGAACCGGATGGCGTAGACCTCGGTGGTCCCGCCATCGGCAGGGATGACGTCTTCGTTGGTGCCGGCCTTTTTGCCAGCGTCAACGAGGCGAATGCCACCGTAGGAGCCGATGCGGGTCGAGCGCGGCCCGACTTCCTGGACGTACATGTTCGCCCGACGTGCCGCCGACGCGATGCGGGCAATGGCCTTGCGGTTGGTGACGATCGCGCCGGGTTCACCGTCGAGCAGCGAAAGGATCTCGTCGATTCCCTCGAGGACGTCGAACGAGCCCTCGGCGGTATTCGTCGACCAGTCGTAGGCGGTGTTGTCCTCGGTGGTCGATCCGGTCAGGGCCTTCGACAGTCCGTCGAACGAATCCTCATCGACAGCGGAGTCGCCGTTGATGATGGCGTTGCCGAACTCGGCCTGAGTGGCGCGGATCTTCGCGTTCATCTGCAGGGCAACCTCGCTGGATGCAGCAGGGCCGACCTTGGCGAGCACGCGGTCGACCTGGTAGGCGCCACCGAGCACCTTGAGGTCCACGCTGTGGCGAGTCGTCGAGATCTCACCGGGCGTGTACTCGGTGTTGATGGCACGGAAGCCGGCAGATGCCAGCTCTGCGGTGCGACGGTATCCGTAGGTCAGCGTTGCGCCGCCTCCGGCAGGGTTCACGACGTCATCGAAGGTGATGAGGTCCATGAGCGAGTTCGTGCGGAACTCGTCGATGACGGTGAGGTCGAGGGCGTCCGTCGCGTTCTGACGGGCCTGTTCGAGTGTAACGGGCATGATTACTCCTTAGTGGTTGTAGTGTCCGGCGACGGCGTCCGCGAGGGACATGTCCGCCTTCGGGGTGCTTCCTCCACCAGGCCCGCTGGCGGTGTCTGCGGTTGACGCGCCTGCCACCCGGGCAGATGCGAAACTCTTGTTGTTGTCCACAGCGGCCTTGATGGCTGCGCCGAGGGCTTTCTCGTCTCCGTGGTCCACGTCCTTGATGGAGTTGAGGAACGATCGGGAGTCGAGGAGTTTGGAGGGGTCCGCACCGTTGGTGGCTGCGGCCTTGTACACGGCGAGTTCGCGGGCGGCTTCGGTGGCTTCGGTCTGGGACTTCTCGACCTGTGCGGCCAGTGCCTCAGCGTCGGGGCCCTTGCCCTGCTCGTCGTCGTCCTTGACGAGTCCGAGTGCCTTGCCGAGGGTCTGGATCAGTTGATCCTTCTCGCTGGCGGCTTCGCGTGCCTTGATGCGGTTCTGGGCGGCTTCGTCGCGTGCGGCCTTGAGCTTCGGGTCGTCGGCCTGTGAACCGTTCTGCTCGTCGTCGTCAGGATCGGGCGTGGCGACCTTGCGAACAGTCTGGCCGTCGATGGTCGAGTCGGTATCGAAGTCGCCTTCGTTTGCCGAGTCGCCGTCCTGTCCGTCGCCTGCATCGCCGGCGGGTGCACCGCCGGGCGCGACTGCGCTGCCGTCGCCACCGGCGGACATGAACCGAATGAACGGGTCGGAGAGTGGATCTTGGAATGAGCGACGGCGAGTGATCGGTGCCGCCTTGCGATTGATGTGCTTCATGGTCAGGCCTCCTTGTAGGTTGCATGGAAGATGTCAGGCTTGCAGGGGTTTCGCAACATCTGAGGTATCATTGGGTTATGCCTTCCTGGGAAAACACGCCTGCCACTGAGCGGACTTGCGTGCGGTGTGGAAATACGTTCACGGCGAAGCGATCAAACGCGAAGTACTGTTCTTCGCAATGTCGCGAGAGGTCCCGCACTAAGCGCCCTCAGCCAACCGCAGAGCAGCGCCGGGCCTGGCGCGAGAAGCGACTCACCCAGCCGGGCTACCGAGAGCGAGTTAACGCCGTCGACAACGCTCGCGCCCGATCTGTCAAGAAGTGGATTTCGGACTTCAAGGTCTCGTCGGGCTGTATTGATTGTGGGTATACAGACCATCCGGCCGCTTTGGACATCGACCACATGGAGGGGAAGACTGCGAACATCTCCGCCCTCAAGTCAATCGCTGCGGTCAAGGCTGAGATTGAACGCCACAAGTGTGTGGTTCGGTGCGCCAACTGCCATCGAATTAAATCGTGGGAAACCCGTACATGGGAGCGTCAGGATACGGCTTCGTAGGTAGCTTCGAATATCGCCGCTTTGCATGGATAAAACTCACCCTGAACGCCCTTGATGATGTAGTCGCCGGGGCTTGCCGTGATGTTGCCTTCGAGTGTCTTGATGACAATCGCCCCGTCGTAGGGATCGTGCACGGCATCGTTGCGCTCTGCCGCCTGGTCAATCCAATCGATGATGCCGTAAATGTCCGTGCCGTCATGCTTGACGGCCTCGATGGTGACGGGCATCTTGCGGTACAGCTTTGCTTCCATGATTCCTCCAAGTGATTTCGTGCATGAAGAAACCCCCGAGGAACATCCCCAGGGGTTCGATCGTGAGTGTGTGGTTACCGGACGTGCAGGTTCGTTCTCTGCGTCACCGCACGACGGTCGTTCTGCGTCCGCCAGGTCTTGAACTCGGCTTGCACGTCGCGGAGTTTCCGGCGTGCCTGCTTGGCGTGCGGGTCGTTCTTCCCCGTCACGGCTTCCTCGATCTCGACGCGGCGCTTCCATTTCCGGATGCGGCGCTCGTAGGCTCGTTGACGTTGCCGGAGTTCGTAGTCGTCGGCATCGTCGGTGTCCGTGGGCGGTTCGGTGATGCCGGGAAGGTAGATGGACTGCGAGTGTGTGCAGTTGGGATGATAGAGACCGCGTGAGCGTGCCTCAGCGACCGAGCACAGCACCTTCTTGCCATCCGAGAGCTCCCCGGTGGTCTGCCCGCTGATCGACAGGACCTCACCCTCGAACGGGCGGCAGATCTCGCACTCCTCCGGACTGTCCGACACGTAGACTGTATCGACGCCAAGCCCGACGAGCCGGTCCATGTGGCCCTCGATCGCGGCATGACCGGACGATGTGCGGGTCACCATCTCCGCATACGATGCCATGTCCCACTTCCGACCGGAACGATCAGTGAAACCCGTGATCCCCCGATCAGAGAGGAGCGACAACGCGGACCGTGCCGCATCGACCCGAGTGCCGGCGCCGGTGAGGACGGTGGCTGCGGCCCGCTTGAGTGCCTGATCGTAGACGTCCTGCACACTGCGACGGATGCCGAGGATGACTTCCTCATGCGGTCGCATCGCTTCGGACAGTAGCCGGGTGAGGGCTTCCTCGTCGGGCATGAAGTTGAAGGAACCGGTGATGCCAGCCGCTTCCGCCTCAGCGGACCCGACTGCCCCGCCGCGACGGTATGCGTACCCGAGAGCCCGTTCGACCGCGCCGGGAACTTCACGACGCAGGTCGTCGATGGTGCGGTCCACGTCGTGCATGAGCAGGGTGAGGGCTTCGAGCTTCCGGTCCTGCCATGTGGCGTCCTGTGCCCCACGTCCGACTTGGACGGCGATGGCCCGTATCAGTCCGTTGGTGGCTGCTTCGTACAGGCCGCGCAGTTCCAGGGCGAGACGCATGGCAAGCTTCGGCGAGACGGGCATGTCAGGACTCTATCGAATCGGTCGGAAACGACGGTTCCTCGTCACCCTGCCCGAACTGGCCGGACAGATTGAACCCGTTCGAGCCGATCGTGTCAGGGTCCGACAGCGAGAACTCCGACATGATGCGACCCACTTCCTCGTCAATGTCAGCCTGATCCCAGTCGGGGTGCATCATCTGCACCCTGACTTGAGTCGACGCCGACTGCGCCGAGTAGAGAGCCTGCACGGTCTGCGCTGTCTCCAACGACGAGTCTTGTGCACCGTCCGGGAACTCAACAGTCACCGGGCCAGGAGCACCAGGACCGTTGAACACGATCCGGTCAATGTCGAGGAGCTTCGCCAGGAGGCGTTCGAGGCCGGTGCGGAAGTGTCGTTCCTTCCGGCCGCGAGTCAGCGTTGTGCGGCGGTCGCGGGAGTGAACCTCAGATGCGGTCACTGCCCCGCCACCGTCGCCAGTGTCGCCGAATGTGGCGGCAGAGTAACCAGCAGTGCGGAGGATGAGGCGCGTCAGCTCCTTCGCCGTTTCGAGGTGCTCCTCGTAGCGGATCGCGAACTGCACTTGCGAGATCGCCAGAGCATCGTCTTTGGCCGCGCCGGGGGCCACGTTCAGGCCTTCGTACACTTCCCGGTCCAGGTCGAACGTGGCACCCTGCCCGAGACCGTTGTCTTCGAGTGCGGTGCTGCCCGCTAGGATCCTTGCCTTGCCGAGGCGAATGTCGCGCATCCATGAGGCGTACACCTCATCGAGTGCGTCGAACAACGGTTCGAGCTGGTCAAGATCCGACCGACCAAGGTTGCGGCCCACAGGATGCTTGCGCCATGCCCGGTTCGGGAGGACGTTGGGAATGTACACGGCGGCGAGGCCGGGCGTTCCGGTGTCGACCTTGCCCTCAGCGTCAACGACGATGCCCTCAGTGGCGCGATGGTCGGTGAGCGGTGCCAGACGGCCCAGCTCGGAAGCCGTGCCCTCGTACAGTCCATGGTAGACAACGCCCTGCCCGTTGGCATCGAGTTCGTGGCGCTCAGCGTGCCGGAACACAACCTGCCCACGAGTCTCGACGATGAAGTAGAACGTGACCGCCTGCAACCGGGACCACTTGAACTCGGGTGCCGCGTAGTCGGCATCCACCGAGTCGATGAACGGGTGATCCGTCACCGACTCGTCCCAGACGACGCGGAGGAACGTGCCACCGAGTGCGGCACCAATCTCGGCAGCGGTGGTGAACGTGGAGTGCGCACCATCGGCAAGTATCTCGTCGAGGCGTTCCTGGGCTTTGTCGTTGTCGACAGTGGCCTTGACGGGCTCGGCGAACAGGAGATCGCCGGATGCTTGGCAGATGTCAGCGGCCAGCGGTACGTGGAGTTTCGTGGAGCCCTGCCGGCTAGTTCCCGATTCGCCCCAGAAGAACCGTTTGACGGCTCCTGCGACTCCACCGCGTGCGGCCAGTGATGGGCGTTGTGTGCCGCCTGCGTAGGCTTTGCGGAGTGCGTCGGGGTCTCCGGACCACCATGCTTGCCATTCGTTGAGGCGTTGGAAGATGGGGCGCTGGTCTTCGGGCGGCCAGGCGGTGCCGACGAGGGGCAGTGGCATTCGGGCTCATCCTCCTATCGGTGTGTTGATGTAGGGACGCCACAGGGTTTCCGTGGTCGTGATCGCGTACCGCCAAGCATCCATTGAGTGGTCGGCGACTTTGATGGGCTTGTCCTCGCCCTTCTCAGTCGCTTTCGGATCCCACGAATAGCCGGGGGCTTCTTGGATGATGCCTTGGCAACGGTCGGAGACGAGGAGGTGCCCGGAGCCGAGGAGTGAGGCAGTGAGGCGGATACCGTACAGCACATCGTTCTCACCGTTCATGACGTTAAGGATCCCGTCGGATGCGAGCTGCACTTTGAATGATGCGGCTGCGGGGTCGACGATGATCCATTCGGGCGGTGCTTCGAGATCCGTGATGAACCCGCGCACACCTGCTGAGAGTTGGGCGTCGGTGTAGCGTTTCTGGGCTTGTGCGGCGTCGAACCGCCACTCGTCGAGGGCGTATAGCCGATTGTCGATACCGAGGCCGAGAGCGACAGCCGAGGTGGCGTTGGTGGTGCCGTAGTCGATTCCGACTGAGAGCACGCGGCGCATGAGCGGGAGGTCATCGTGAGCGACGATGTGGGTGTCGTTGTCCCACATGTCATAGATGGCACCCTCAGCGGCAACCCATTCGCCATTGATGAAGCGACGGAACCAGAGACCGGTGAACTCGGAGCGAATTGAGGCCTTGTAGTCCTCGGTCAGGCTCGGGTTGTCTTCGAGGGTGAAGTGCCAGGCCCGCCAGTCCGGGAGTGTGTTGATCCGGTCCAGGTATTTACGTTTGAGGTAGTGAGCCGGATTGTCCGGGTTGGTTGAGACGAACATCTGCGCTTTTGGCACGGACATGCGGCCAAGGAGCTGTGTGAAGAACTCCTCCGGCAAGGTGGTCGCCTCGTCGACGTAGGAGCCGGCGACGGTCATACCGCGGATAACTTTCTCGGCTTTCGCATCGGATGCACCGAGTACATGCACCATGCGGCCAAGGATCTTCACCGTGGGTGCACCGTAGTTCCCGACGACCTGCGCGGCATTCGCGCCGAATAGCTCCGGGTTCTGCAATGGGGCAATGCAGTTGCGCCACACGGCGTCACGTGTCCTGCCGACCATGACGAGCTCGCCACCATAGGGTGCCTTGGCGATGTAGATGAGCCACCGGACGAGCGTCACGATCGTCTTCCCGGAGCGAATGGAGCCCTCGGTGAAGTTCACGCGAGCCGACGACGCCTTGAGGAACGCGACCTGCTTGGAGCTGAACGCAGGGTCACTCACTGGCGACCCCGATCTGCTCAGCGAGTGCGAGCAGCAGGCCCTTCGCTTCAGTCGCCCCGTTGTCGTTGTCGAACTTCTCAAGCACCGCGGCCTTATCGAGCATGATACCGATCGCCGTCATCTCCCGCTGCTTGTCCTGCGCCGGAATGAAACCAGGCGAAGCGGCCCCCTCGCCACCCATCTCGCCCTTGAGGATCGTCTGATACTCGGACGGGCTCTCGATGAGATCCATCGACTGCTCGGCGACCCCGTAGAGACGCTCGACCAGCTTGGCGCGGCGCTCAGCGTTGCTCGCCTTGGCAGCTTCATTCGCGGCGCGCATGTTTTGGGTTGCGGAAGTCCGAACGCCTGCCCGTTTGGCCCATGACTGGATCGTCTGCTTCGGGATTCCGGTCGCGTTGTGGGCTGCGGCGAGTCCGTCGTTTTCGTATAGTTGCAACGCGCTCTCGCGTTGCTCGTCGGTGTACACACGTCGACTCATGGCTCACCTCCGCATCACTCCGGCTCCCGGCCGGTCGGATACGTCATGTGGCCGTGTGGGCCGTGGGAACGGGTGAAGCCCCCAGCGTGGTTGCCAGGAGCTTCGGTGGTTGTGTGCGCCCCGCCGTCGTCGGGTGGCCGTCCAAGTGGGACGGGGCGCGGTTTGTGGGTGCCTCAGTAGTTGCAGGGTGTGGATGCCTCGGCATAATCCCAGATTTCAGTGAACACAAGGCTTCCGTCTGATGTGGACAGGCCCGTGAGTTCGTCTACTACGTCCGAGGTATACCGATGCCCACACCCTGATCCGCTCTCGGCGCGGATTGAGAGGGTGAGTGTGTCGTAGTCGAACTCGACGCCTTCGCCGAAGTCCAGGATCGCATTCGCGCTGCGGTCCTGGTCTTGCAGCTCGGTTCCGCGTGACTCGATGGATACGTCTACGTTGCCGTCGTGCTCGTCTGCCCCTCCGCCGTACTGATCTGCGAAGTAGGCGTCAGCGTCTCCTGCGTCAGCGAAGGATAGCGGTTCTTTCGGCGCGTCTGCTTCGGCTTCATCACTGCCTGAGCAGCCGGTGAGCGCGAGGAGTGCCGCGATTGCGACTGCGGTTGCTGTTCGTCTCATTGCGCCATCGTATCGGAACGAGTGAAGCCCCAGACGGGGAAGTCCGGGGCTTCGAGGGGATCGGGGATGGAAAAGAATACAGCTTTGCCATCCCTTTCAGTGTGACAGTTTTGGATTCCATTGTCTATCGCGACATGCCGTTTACTTCCGATGGCTTCTACATGACCCTGAGCGCACTCGTTAGTGCATCCCGCGCTTGCCTTATTGCCAATTGAGCCTTGCGAATGCCACTCGCCCCTGCGATCCACTCTTGAGCCTCGGCGGACGCGACAGTGCGCCCTGGCAGTATCTCAACTTCGCTATCACCATCTCCTGCGATGATCGCTGCCGGGGATGACTCAAGCGCCTCTGCGAGCACAAGCACCTCATGGAGCGCAACATGAGCCTTGCGCTGAATCTCGATGTTGGCGAGCGTACTGCGCGGTATCTCGAATCCGATCTTGGCAGTACGCTCGCTCAACTCATCCATCGTCAGTCCGAGTTCTCGGCGGCGGTCTCGAATCCGCTCCTGAGTCCCCCGACTGATACCTTCTCGCCATTCTTCGCCCGTCTTCATACGTGCAACTATAACATATCAATTGTCCCATTTACTCATGCCGCCATCCTATCGCCGTCCTCGATCCGCTCCATGACGGACTCGATCAGCCACCTGCCCTCCCTCGTCACGACGTCGCAGTATCCGCCCAGATGCCCTCGACTCCCCCACTTGCGCACCGTGGCCGCCTCGACGGGCAGGATCGCTGCTATGTCAGCGGCGGATGCGAACATACTGGCCGCTTGCGCGAGTAGCTGCGCCCGTCCTTCGTCGACGTTGACGATGGTGCCGCATACCTCGTCGTGTTCGTCGCGTGTCGTGCAGGTCGCGGCGTCTCGTCCTTCCTTGCCGTAGATCGCTCCCCCGCATTCGGGGCACTTCCCGGCGAATACGGTCGCGCTGGGCTGGTCGGTGAGTCGTTCAAGGTTCGCTATTGCGTCCGCGATCTCGTCTTCCGCCTCCTCGCCGACAGGGTGACGTCCAAGCCATTCCGAGTGATACGTCAGGTAGGCGACGAGTGCCGGCACGGTGTCCTCAGTTGGTGGTGGGACGTGGCGCTCTTCCATTGTGATCCGCGCCCATGACACAAGCACGTTGCGGAGCACCTGCGATGCCTCGAGCACAGTTTCGCTGATGGGCAGTTTCGGTTCCGACGTCCCTGCCCCGCTCCCCCGCTTGGGTGTGGGCTCGAGGTCGGCGAGGATACCGGGGACGCGCTTGAGGGTGGTGCGGATGCGGTGGCCGCGTAGGCGTTCGTGCTGGTCTTCGTTCATGGTCGTGGCTCCTGTGGTGCTGGTCGGGTGAATGTGCGTTCGACCCATTCGTGCCCGCAGTTGGGGCAGCGGAGAACGTCAGCGATACTGGCGGGTCGGGTTGCGCCTCTGCTGCGTTGTCGGGATCGTTTCGCGTGGATGGGGTCGAAGGTGTTGCACTGGCGGCATTGGCCCCTGTCGTGGGTGCTCATGCTTCCCTCTCGATCTGGTCGGCGCGGTTGAGTAGCCAGTACATGAATGGACCCTGGTGGTCCCACGATTCGACAGCATGGGTCCAATGAGTACCGTTGCGGCGGGTCTGTTCGTCGAACTCACCTGCGCCAACATGACCCTCGAACTCCTCGACCGCTTCCCGCAGTGCGTCCGCTTTCACCTTGGCAATGAACCTGTCGAACTCGGCGGCGGCTTCTGACGCGTCGATGCCACGATCGGCCAATAAGGCCCAGTTCACGTAGGCCGACTCTATGGTCGCCAGGTTCGCCGTGTACTCACTCATGCTTCCCTCTCGATCTGAATGTCGTTGAGCATTTCGATGATCTTCTCGGCGGCATTGACGCGTTCGCTGTCGTTGCCCTGCTCGCCGATACGAGCCTCATGCTCGGCGTCGGCGGTCAACTCTTCAAGCAAAGACTGTCGCTCGTCCGCTTTGACCTTGTCGATGAACCTGTCGAACTCGGCTGAAGACGTGGTAGGCGAGTGCATCACCATGGCATCCATCCATGTTTCGCGGACTTCACGATCACTCGGTACGTACTCACTCATTTGATTGCTCCTTCGATTGTGCGGACGGTCGGGCATGGGTGGTTCTGTCCGCATGTGCAGAGCGGATTCGGGTACAGGGCCGAGGTGCTGTTCGGAACGCGCTGGTGCAGTTCGAGCACGTTCTCAACCGCTGTCAGCAGGGCCGGGAGAGTGTTGTGCGCATCCAGAATGAACTCGGTGTTTTCGTGCGACCGGATGCTATGCACGACCACAGGAGAGTCTTCGCTGCTCGGCGGACCTGACCAGATCGACAAACGGATCACGTCCTCACCTTGATACTCGTCAACGAATCCATCCGCCTCCCACGGTCCTTCTGTCGCCGCGTCGTGGATGCGTCGGCGCTCCTTGATCCACTCGTTCAGGTCACTCATCGCTGGCTCCCGGTGCGGTCACGCCGCGCTTGAGTGCCTGCCTCGCCAGGTCATCGAACGATTCCCAGGGCTTATCGAATGCCGCAGCGGCGAGAGCCTGCGCTAGCTTCCGCACATCTTCCGGGCCTGGCTCTAGCTCCGGGTCCGGGATAACGGTGAGGCCGCTATCTGCGAGTGCCTTGCAATATCCCCTGTCGTAATCCGAGTTGTGTATTCGAGTAGCTTCGTAGTACTCACTCTCCGTGATCGTCCGTCCGGGCACCTGGTCGGGGAACATATCTAGGTACGCCAGGGCTTCACGGACACCCATGTGAACGTCCGGCGATATTGTTCTGGTGTAGTCGATGATCCGTTTTGCCAGATCTCTGTAATTGCTCATGTTGTTTCCCTTTCGACCATTGAGGCCCTGTGTGCCCGTTTGAGGCGATAGTTTGCGACCAGCGACTCAGTGTGCCGCTCGATGGTCAGAAGCGCATGGGCAGCGATCCTGGCGACGATGGCGGTCATGCGGCGCCCCTTCGCTGCGCATCTACTGCACGTGCCCGACGTGCGTTCTCCTTGAGGATGTCCTCGTTCGTCGGATCAACGCCCTGGGCGCGGAGTTCGTGAGCAATGGCCTCGAAGGACTTGACCATCTGGTCGTAGTTCGCGGGCTTCGGCGCCTTGTCGTGCCAGTTCATGCCGCGATCGCCTTCATGGGCTCACGAGCTCCGAGCGTCTTCTGGAACTGCGACCACGGGGTGTTGCCGTGCCAGTACGCCTGGTACTGGTCACGGCTGAGCGTCCCGTTCGCCACGGCTTCGCGGATCGCCTTCACGGTGTCCTGGTATGCCCGATGATCCTCCCGGCTGGGTGTCATTCCTCGCATGTCGTCAACGTCGGAGACCCGAACGTCCATGATGCTGTTGAGCCTTCGCCTGCGGTTCGTCTGGATGATCTTGCCGATGTGGCCCGGCTTGAGGAAGTCGCCCGAGGTCTCGTTGTGGATGCGCACAGCTTCCCGGCAGTCCTGGTAGTCGTACTTGCCGAGCACGTCATGCCATGCGGTCGCGGTTTCTTCGGTGAAGCGTCGGTAGTCGAGTTCTGAGATGAAGGTCAGCAGCATTCCGGTTTCGGTGAGGTTCACAGCAGTTCTCCCTGGGTTGGCTGTTCGCGTTGGGCAAGTCGGGCAACGATGCCCATGTGATCGTCGATGCGCTGTTCGGACTTATTGCGGGGCTTGTTCCGCCCCGATGGTCGAGTCCGGTCTGGCAGTGGTTCGTCTTCCCACCCGTCGCCGTTGAGCCAGCCCTCGGCGTACTTCGTGTACTGCTCGTCGCGGTTCGGGTCGTCGCGATATCGGATCGCACCGGCGATGATGCTTTCGTTGTCGGATCGCTTGATCGCGTTCTTCCACGCCTTGAGCGCCTTGCCCTTGTCGCGCTTGAGTGGGTACTGGTCCCAGAAGAACAGGAACTCGTCTGGGTAGTGCGCACCGCGAGGTGCGTCATTTGCGCCAGATTTGCGCGTTTCAGGTTCAGGTTCAGGTTCAGGTTCAGGTTCAGGTTCAGTTGAGTGTGGAATCCCGTTATGCCCATGCCATGGGGTATCCGATAGGGCATCCGATGGGGTATCGGTAGGGGTATCTGATGGGCCTATAAGCGATTCGTTTAGCCCATAAAAGTCATCCTGGATGCCCTGCATGATGCCCTCAACAACGTCCCGCGTTGACTTACCTGTCTTCTCACTGACCTTGACTGAGAGCTTCGAGGTGTCGATGCGGCTGAACTCGTCGCGCACTGCGGCCTTGAGCCCATCGGAGAGGATCGCCCGGACTGACGAGTCAATGCCGATCATCGTCGTTGGGGACTTCCACCCGCCGTCCGAGCGAACGAAGGACCGGACGAGGACTTCCTGCGAGCTGCGGTCGATGATGACGAATCGTTTCGCCTCAAGCTCACTCAGGCACTGCTCGATGCACACCTTGTCCTGGTCGCCTACCTGCAGGGACCATCGCGTCGGCGCCAGGGTCACTACTCCGGCCATTGAAATGTCTGGCTGGGAGATGATCTGGAAGTAGAGTCGCTGGGTATTGCCCGACAGTCCTTTGAATTCGCTGTCCGCCCAGATGCGTGTGAGCAGCTTCGCGTACTCACGTGCCATGGTTCAGGCCTCCTGTGGTCGTGGTGGGTCAATGCCGAGCATGTCGAGAATGTCGTGCGCTGCACTGTCGTGGGCCATGACGACCCGTGCCGCGCCCTGCTTGGCTTCCGGGGTGGCTTCGGCGTATCCGCCGTCCATGGTGTTCGAGGCATCGAATGCGATACCGGCGCCGGGGTGGAATGCGCCTTCGAATTTGGCTCTCATGGTGATCCTTTCAGAATGGGACGTGCTGGTCGATGAACTTGAGATGGATGCGGTAGTGGTCCTTCACGGGCGACCGCGGCCCCCGCCGATACGAGATCTCCCCGACGCTCTTGCTGTCGTCGTCAGCCCATGCGCCTGCGTCTGTGATGCCATCAATCACTGCTTTGAGTGTCGGCTGGGCATTGTCGACGTCGACCCGGCTTTTGTCGGCTGCCAGGTATCCGATCTGCGCGATCGCGATGCATGGTGTCGGGACGGTCAGCTTCTGGGATCGGGCGGTCATGTTCGCGAGGAGGCGGACGGCTTTCGTGCGCTTGGCTTTCCGTGCCCAGTGGGTGCGGTCGTTGGCGGTCTGCCACATGTCCTTGTGGATATCGACGATGAGCTCCGTCATGGCGTCACCTCGAATAGTCCGGGCTGGATGACGTCGAATGCCTCGATGGTTTCTGCGTATTCGAGCAGCTGTGAGTATTCGACAACTTCGGTCGGGTGGAGGCGGATGGTGAGCGTCGACCGGTCGATGTCGTGCGGCTGTCTGGCGACTCCCGCTCTCACGGCGCGGCGGGCGAATGCTTCCTGCGCGGTCACGTGTGCCTGCTGGGTAATTCCGGTGACCTCGCGGCCCTCGGGGTGAATTGTGGTGATCTTGATGAAGCTCATGCCGCCACCTTTCGAGCCACCGGGCGCCGACACTTGGCGATGAACTCCCTGCCAGCGTCGGTCAACGCGAATGCGGCAACGTCGGCACCCGTGACCGGCTCGATAGTTGCCGCGGGCTCGAATACCTCCCCGGCAATGAACCGGATGGATTCGGCGAGCGTGCGCTCGATCTTCACGTTCGCGGGTGCCGCCGCCCTGGCGACGGTTCTGGAACTCACGCCGAGCAGTCGCCCCAGCTGCATCATGGAATGCTTGGCCTTGAGCTTGATCAGCAGATCGCGAGTGTCGTGCGAGTCGACGAGGCGACTAGGGGCTTGGTTGGGCAGGTGCCCCTTGGCGATCTGGTCACGGTGCTTGCCGCAGTACGATCGGCCATGCGTGTTTCCGGTGCAGTCGGGGACGGTGCAATTCGAGGTGGTCATTTCCTTCTCCATTACTTTCGTGTCTTCGTGAGGACTTTCTGGATCTGCTTGTCCGTGCATCCGCGCTGCTTCGCTTCGAGGATCACGCCGAGCAGATCGTTCTTGTATGTGGTGGTCGGCTCGTCGTCGCGGAGGCGCAGACCGAAATGATGCTGGGCGCCGACCCTGTACAGGTAGATCTTCTGGTTCTCGCACTTGCCGGCGATAGAGCCGCCGTAGGGCCAGTGACCCGAACCGTCGATGTGACCTTTGAGCCCGCAACCAGAAGTGTCTTCCCAGGCGAAATGGCAGTAGTGGCACGTGATCGTCAGACTCGCGTCCGATTCGAGAACGTCGAAGATGCTGAGTTGCCCGTCAGTCATAGCCCCTCGAATAGGTCAGGCTGGGCGAGTGAGTCCCAGCGGATTATTCTTCTGTCTCCGGTCTCGTATCGGAGCAGATGCAGGCCGTCTTTCTTCGCTTCCCAGATCATTCCGTCGATGGCACCGCCGCACGTCCCTGCCATTTCTTTATGAACGGCTGGGTCCGTGATCTCTCTGCCGTGCGCATGGCATCGGATCATCTGAGATGCGAGGTCGAAATCGGTGGTCATGACACCCCCTGGCGGGTGCCGGTGGGGAAGAACATGCGTTCCGCTTCCACCGACCCCACCTGAGCGCAGACAGCGCCCGCCCAGTCGTCACCGAACCGTGGATCAGAAGGGGCTCTCATCGTTTCCGCCTGGGTTCTGGCCCCAGCCGCTCGACTGCTGGGCCTGCTGCTGTCTGCCCTGCTGGAAGTTGCCCTGCTGGGTGTTCTGTTGGGACTGCTGGCCGCCGAAGTTCCCGCCACCCTGTTGCTGGTCACGCTTCGGGAACACGCGGAGACCTTCGCCATTGACCTTGATCGACAAGCTTTCGCCGTTCTGCCCGTCGTACTTCTCAACGCCGGTGATGGTGCCGGTGACGGTGACCTTGGAGCCTCGCTCCGGGTTGAGTGCGCTAGCGAGGTCGGCGTGCTCTTTCCAGAAGGCGACGTCGTAGGCGGTGGTCGACAACTGCTCCCAGCCGCCATTGCCGTCCGGCTTGGATCGTCCGGCGAGGACTCGAATGTTCGCGACCTTCGCCCCATTGGGTGTGGTGTTGAAGCGTGGATCTGATGCGATTACGCCGTCGATGGTTGTGCGTGCGTCTGACATGGTTACTGCTCCTGTGTGTTGGTGGTGATGTGATTCGTGGGTGCGGTCAGGCCGCGCTGTCAATTTCGCCGTCTTCGATGACCACGCCGGTTCCGTCGCCGTTGCCGACGATCTCGATCCAGACCTGGAAGTCGTGCTCCTTGGCCATTCCGTCGATCAGTGCGAGGTTGTCGGCATCCAGCAGGGATCCATCGGCGATCCGGATGACGCGCAATGATGGGTTCAGAGCAATCGCCATAGCCAGGGACACGCGCAGCTGCTCGGCACTGGATGCCTGCTTGAACGGCATACCCTGGTAGGTGACGCCACCTTCCTCGAATCCGAGCGCGTCGACGGGGAACTTTGCCGCTGCAAGGCCGTCTGCCTTGCGCTTGTCGATGGCTTCCAGGTCGGCGCTGAGCTTGTCTGCGTTCGCCTGGGCCTCGACGTGCTGGCCCTTCGTCCGCTGGTAGTCGGCGTACTCACGTGCCCGTGCGTTGACCTGCTCGGCCCCGTCGATCTGCGTCTGGATCGCCTGGTGGTCTACAGGCTCGGGGTGGGTCTTGTGGGCCTCGGCTGCTGCCCGCTGCTCGTCCTCGGCATCCGCAAGCTCTTGCTTAATCTGGTCTACGCGGGAGACAGCATTCCGGAAGCGTGTTTCGGCTCGGCTGTAGCTCTCGTTGTTCGCAACGGCATCCCGGTACTGGGCGAGCAGTTCGGAGACGCTGACCTCCGTAACGGGCTCGGTCACGCTGTACCCCTTGATCTGCGCGGCCAGATCCTTGACCTTTCGGTTCACGTCGGTGCGCTTCTCAAACACGCCCTTGCGCTCGGCATCCAGCTCGGCTGGGTCAAAGTTCAGATCAACGAGGTCCAGCAAAGTGGCAAGCTGGTCACGGTCGGACAGTTGCGTGAAGGCCAGCGGGTCCAGTGACAGCTTCCCCAGCAGGTCATCGAGTCGGGCCTGCCCTTTGCCGTAGGTGGCTCCGTCTGGTGACTTCACGGTTAGCGTGGACCCTGATGCAGTGAACCTGCGGGTCACGATGAGGTCTTCGGTTTCGAGGACGATCTCTGCCCGGTCTTCTCCGTCGCGGATTGGCTTCGGCGTGGTCTTCGCGTTGACGCCGCCAAGTGCCGCTGTGATGGAGTCCAGGACGGAGGACTTCCCCTGCCCGTTCCTGCCTGCCACGACGACGAGGTTCCCGCTTGGGTCGGGCTGGATCTCGACAGCCTTGAGTCGCTTGTAGTTGGTCGATGAGAGTCGGATGATCTTAGACATGGCTCACTTCTCCTTTGTTGCGGTGTGGGTGGTTTCGTGGGTGCGACTCATGCCGCGTTGTCCTGGATTACTCCGTCGTCGTCAACGAGAGTCCCGTCAACGACTTCCTCGTCCTGCTTCTCGGCAGGTGCGAGCGTTTTCCAGAACTCGTTGAGCGTGCCGCGGAACTCGTTCATGCGACCCGCCGCGCTGATCTTCCCGGCAACGGCGTTGAGGTCGTCGCGGGACTGGCACTGATCGAGCAGGGCGTAGAAGTCCTGCTCCGGCTGGGCCTGCTGGACGGGCTGGGCGTCGGCGCGCTCCATCTCGTCATTCGTGTACATTCCGTTCAGGTCTTCCGGGAACGCCTTGCGGATCGCCAGGGCCTCGGCGCACTTTGCGATCATGCGTGCAGGCATCTTTTTCCACATCGGGCCGGTCGCCGTGTATTCTGACGTGAGTGCCACGGTCGTGAACTTCGAGCCGTTGCGTTCAACGATGACCTTCGCGGCGGCAGGTGAGCCCTGCTGTAGCCACACGTCTACCCACTGCCCGTCCTGGCCGCACCAGTACGTTTCAGAGATCCCCCATGTGCCTCGAGTTTTGGTGGTCACACGGTCGGCGATCTTATAGAAACCGTCGATGCCGGTCTGGATTGTCGGCTTACCGCTTCGCGTTATCATGTAGATTTCGCGCTTGAACGGGTCCAGTCCCGACTTCTGTGCCTGGTGGAAGAACACCGCGAGGTCGCCCTGCGAGTTCGTGGCGACTCCGAGCTGCTGTAGTGCCGCCATCTGCTGGTCTGTCCAAAACTGCTGATCCTGATGCACTGCGAGCGTTGACCCCGTGTGCTGTGTCATTTCGTTGTTCATACCGCTTCGTTTCCTTTCTTCGCGGGGGTGATGGTGAGTCGCCCCTTCGTGGTCTTTTCCTTTTCCTCGACGTACTTCGCCCAGGTCTTGGGCGCCTTCTCCTTGAACCGCGCCTCGTCGAACACGGTCACGGTCTCCGTCTTGTCCTTGCCCTGAGTGACGGAACCGAGGTCGCCGACGTACTTGCCGCTGGGGCGTTCCGCGATCTCCTTCGCGATGAGCTTCCGGGCCTCTTCCTTCTCAGCCTTCGCCGCCTTCTCCCGTGCATCGGCTCGGGCATAGTCGGCGAGGAAAATGTCGAGCGTGTCCGGTTCACCCATGGCGAGGAACTGCTCGGCAATGGCGACAAGCTCGGCGATCCGTTCGTCGTCGCGTTCAATGGCGATGATGTGCGGGTCATCGAACAGGAAGTGCGGGACGAATCCGCCCGTGTCCAGCTCGTCGTAGAACTCGACGGCGAGGAGGTTCACGGTCGCGCCAGTGACGAGCATTTCGGCCTGCATCTGGTCGACGTAGGACTTGGGAACGTGCGCACTGTCCCACTTCTCTCCGCGCCACAGGGCTGTCTTGATCTGGCAGAGCGTTGCGGCGCTGTCCGTGCCGATCATGTCCGGCGTGCCCCTGAGCCAGGGCTGCTCGTCGTTGATGACGAGGCGGGTGTTATGCACAAGGTGTGGATAAAGTGCGGTGACGCTGGCGGCGATGTCGGGCTCACGCTGATGACCCCAGATGGTGTATTCGTTGCCGGTCCAGCGGGACTTCGCCCCGGACTTCTCGGCGCGGAGGCTGGCCCATGTCGAGGTGCCGCCGTTAGCGAGCATGGCGACCTCGGAGGCGGTAACGACCATCTGGCCGTCCTCGGTGTGAGCGCGAGCCGCGTGCCATGCGGCCTCGTCGGCGCTGTCGACTGAGTATGTGAAGCTCATGATTCGTCCTGTTCGTCGTGCCCGCAGCGTGTGCAGGGGATGTGGTCGTCTGTGTGCCAGCCGTCGAATATTCCGGCGTAGACGTGGAGGCAGGCTTGGCATTCGTAGGTGCAGCGCATGCCGTCGTCGGGGTCACGGGTGACTGGTCGTGAGTCGAGGAGTGTCATAGCGTCGATCCCTCCTTGACGATGGCGGTCATGCCGGCGAATGCGACGAGCATTGCGAGCAGACCGAGGCCGTTAAGCGTGAGCGTCTGCGTGAAGCTGGCGAAGTAGACGATCGTGGAGATGATGCACAGCGGCATCCATAGCGCCCAGATCCGGCGCTTGCGATGGATGGATAGGCGGCTCATGCGGCACTCCGGTTCCGGTAGTAGCTGGCATCCACGACGGCGGACTCGAGACTTCCGTCGCCGTGCTCATCGCCTTCGAGAAGGTCGCAGTCGATGCCAGCGGGGATGGATACGATGACCTGCTCGCCGTCCGTGGTCCTGAACTCAATGTCGATGCTGTTGTCGGAGCGAATGAAGTTCGCAGCCGCCGTCTTTGCGGTGAAGTGCTTCATGCCGCGTCCCCCTTCTGTGCGTTCGCGTTCAAGTACCGATCGATCTCTTTCGGGTCGAATCGGAATGTGCTTCCGCCGATGTCGAATGCTTTGATGAGACCGGCCTTGCGGCGCCTGTTGACGGTGGTGGTCGAGCAGTTGAGGCGTTCGGCCACCTGGCTCGTTGTCCAGAGAGTGTTGAGTGCGATCATTTGTCGCTCCTGAGTTTCGTGAGAATGTCGCCGGAGATCGGGAGTGCGTAGTCCGGGTCATCCTTGGCGCGTTCCTGTACGTCGCAGATCCGGAGGTACTGTCCGCATCGGGCGTCGATCTCTTCTGCCGTGCGGTGGGCGTGCAGGCTGTCCACGTGGTCCTGCTCTTCCTCGTTCAGGCAGAGTCGGCATGTGGCGTAGTGGTCCTCGAGCACGTCCTGGATGGCCTGGTCTGGGCTGGTCTCGACGCATGCGCCGCAGTCGAAGGCGATGGCGGTCATGCCGCTTCACCTCCGTGCGCACCGTCGCTGAGGAAGTAGTTAATGAAGTACTGCTGTCCTTTGCCTGTGACCTTCGGTGTCTTATTGACAGACACGTGCCCGTCAGAGTGCGTCACGGCCGTCTCCTTGACGCGGAATAGGCCCATGTCCATTGACCGCTGGGTCGGCATGTTCCAGTCCGTGCCCTTGCGGCGAATGAGGAAGCCGTCACTGCGGAGGCGGGTGAACAGTCGGTTCTGCCCGATGTTGACGCCGTTGGCGCAAATGAGCTTCGCGAGTTCGCCGACGAGAATGGAGGACTTGGAGGTGGATACCGCGTCAGCGAAGATGACCTTGGGCTTGTCGGCTTCGACCTGAGCCTCAAGAGCCAGGCGGGACTCCTCGATCTCGGCGGCGACCTTGAGCGCTTCAAGGTAGGTCTTTGGTGCCGACGCCATCGCGGCCTTCTTCTCGGCCTCGATGAAGTACTGGCGAATCCGCTTGCCTTCCGGCGTCCGCTGGATCATGCCGAGCTCCTTCGCCATGTCGAACGTGACTGCATGATCAGTCTTGTTCGCGCCTCCATGGACTTGCTTTCCCGAATTGGAAAGCAATGCGATGAAGTCCTGGCCCTCAATGAATCCGTATCCGACCATGCGGTCGAACCATGTCGTGTAGTTCGAGTTGACGCCAAGGTAGGCATGAAGGTCGCGACCGCTTGCGACCTGCTGGCCGTCGTGGTCGCGGATCGGGATGAGAGTGCTGATATCATTGGTCATGTGCTGATCCCTTTCTGGATCGTTGCCCTCGCCCTGGTCGGCGGGGGCTTTTTCTTTGTCGGTGTGCATGTTGACTCCTATGCGGCCTGGTCGCTCGATCTAGCATCTAGCGTTTCGGGCAAAAAACACACTTCCCGAGGGATGCCCCACGCTGCCTCGATCTTCCGGGCCGTCGAGAGGTTCACCTGACTCTTCGGAACCTTGCGCCCGTCCTTCGTGGTTTCCCTGCCGAGGCGAAGCGACTGGACGAGAGTATGGGAGACGCCAGCTCGCATCGCGGCCTTGCGCTCTGACCCAAGCGTCCTGACCTCCTCGGCCAAGTACTGCTTGAAGATCCTGCGGTTCACTCTGTACTTCATGTTCACCTCCTCGTTGTTGATAGATCTATCGTATACCGCCTTTCCGGTTTATGGCAAGTCCGAATCGGAAAAGTTCCTATACCCCGCTTGATACAGCCGAATTACGGCGGTGTAGTTCCGTGCCAGTCTTGGCAAGGGTAGATTTGTACCGACCGCCAACCTCAGCGAAAGTGATTCCTGTGAGCGACCTATCCGACCGTCTAGCAGCGGCGAAGAACGAACTGGGCATCTCGTCACAGAGGATGTCCGACACTGCACAAGACGCCGGCTACCAGCTATCGAACTACTCAGCCACCGTCTATACCAATGGCAAGCATCCCGCGAAAGCATCGGCTGCGACCCTTGAGGCTCTGGCATACGTCCTACGTGTGCCGCTCGATGAAGTTCGAGAGCTTGCGGGGATGCCGCCGGTGCACGGGAAGTTCGATGTGGCACCCGAGGCGGATACGCTCACTGCCCCACAGCGCACCGCTGTGAACGAGATCATCCGCCTACTGGCGGACGGGAATCAGAAGGCAGGTGGTCGAGATGTACATTCCTCCATGAACGACGCCGAGGGGAACTCGGCAGACAGCAACGTGCACCAGCTACACGAGACTCCGGTCTACACGCCACCGCCGCCGGCAGATGCTACAGCCGCCATGCACGGCGAAAATCGGGGCCGCGAAATGAAGGAAGAGCAAGACCGGGACGCTGAAAGTCCAGACGTGCCCGGCGACGACGAAGGAGACGAATGAAGCACTCACGCGGGCTGCTGACAACTCCCGTCACGTCAGACCCGGCCACTACTGTCAGTGACCATGCACCACACTTGGAGAGAACTACGTGAGCGCGGGGACGGCGTTGTCCTGTACTTCACGAAGTTCACAGACAGTCGCATAGCGGCCACCAACGGAAACAACGCCATCTGGCTCGACCTGGACCTCAATCAAGTCGAGCGCCGATGTGCACTTGCCCACGAGCAGGCGCACATGGACCTCGGACACACATCCTGCACGTACCCGAAAGAGGAAGCCGCAGCACGGCGACTGACCGCGCAGAAGCTCATCGACTGGGATGCCCTCATTGACGCCTTCCGATGGGCACACACCGCCGACGAAGCCGCCGATGAGCTATGCGTGATCCCTGCCGTACTCAACGACCGGCTACGCTCCCTCTCCCCCATCGAGCGGGCACTGCTGACCCACATCACGGCGAACACATAGAAAGACAATCACTTGGCACGCATACCCATCCCCGTGGGCGCATGGGGGAACATCAGCATCTCTGGAACGCGAGGCAACTACCGGGCCACCGCACGATTCCGACTCGCCAACGGCAAGACTGTTCCACGCTTCCGAGGTGGGGCAACGAAGGAAGCTGCACGAAACGCGCTCCTTGAGCACCTGACCGAACTACGCGACCAGACGATCGGCGGGGAAGTCTCCGGCGCGGTCACCCTCGGGTCGTTCGCCGATGACTGGTTCACGAGGTGGCGCGAATCATCGGACCCACCCGCGTCGACCGTGCGCACCTACCGCGCCGCAGTGAAGTGGATCCGGGAAGAACTCGGAATGCTCAGGCTCACAGAATGCACGACAGGACGCCTCGAAAAAGGTGTGGCGCGTATTGGTGAAGCTCACGGGCAGACGACCGCGAAACAGTCCCGCTCCGTGCTCCGCAGGATCTTCGCTGACGCGGTGCGGCTCGACGCGCTCACCGCAAACCCTGCACTCGGCGTGTCCACGATCAAGGATGCCCCGCAAATGGTGCGAGCCATGACCGCCGATGAAGTCCAAGCACTCCGGACGGCAGCGACGACATGGGAAGCCACGCCGGTCACGTCGAACAAGCCTGTACGCCGCGAGATTGCCGACAGCATCGACGTCATGCTCGGCACCGGCATTCGCACCGGCGAGCTACTGGGCATGCGCTGGGATGATGTTGACCTCGACGCCGACGTGCCCACCGTGTCAGTGATGGGCACTGTCACCCGTGGTGCCGACGATGAGGGGATGATCTACCAGCCGGCCCCGAAGTCGGAGACCTCGAAGCGCGTCCTGTACCTGCCGACGATTGCCGTCGATGCACTGCGTAGACAGTTCGATGTCCGAGAGTTCCGCCCTGAGTCAGAAGGAATCTTCGCATCCGAGTTTGGAACGTGGCGTGACCCGTCGAACTACCGTGCTCATTTTCGAGAAGTTCGGGCAATGGCTGGTCTCGACTGGGTGACGCCGAAGACGATCCGCAAGACTGTCGCCACAGCCATATACAGTGCCGATGGTCTCGACAATGCATCCCAGCAGCTCGGGCATTCAGAGGTGGGCGTGACGGCGAAACACTACGTTCAGCGCCTCAATATCGGCCCCGCGGGGGTCGTGGGAGTGCTTGACGAGTGGCTTCAAAGCGCATCGTAA